AAACCGCCCCGGTGGTCGCGACCACAGCAGATTACCCGGTGCCGGGAGGCGCGCAGGTAACCATCACCAAGCCAGGCGATTACAGCCTAATGGCGTACATCTCCGCAGCCGGCACGTCCCTGCACGTCATGCCTGGCGAGGGATTCTGAGATGTACCCGCTGACTCGGCTGCGCTTCCGTATTCGATTCTGGAATATCGGTGGCGGCCCAGTTGCCGGAGCGCTGCTGCAGGAGGATGGGTTCTTCCTGCTGCAAGAGGATGGCGCGTATATTCTGCTTGACTAGGGCATCATGGGCGCCAAAGACTCAAGACTGGATAGGGCTGGCGTCGCGGGCTACAACAAGCCCAAGCGCACGCCATCGCATCCGACCAAAAGCCATGTTGTTGTGGCCAAGGCCGGCGACCAAGTGAAGACCATTCGCTTCGGGCAGCAAGGCGTATCCGGGTCGCCGAAGACGGAGGGCGAGTCCAAGGCGTCACAGGCTCGCCGAGAGTCATTCAAGGCCAGGCACGCCGAGAACATCTCCAAGGGCAAGATGAGCGCAGCGTACTGGAGTGACCGCGTGAAGTGGACGTAAGCCATGACCCAAATTCAAATATTGAATGGCATATACACTGACGGCACGCCGGAGATTCGCACCAGCTACCCCGTCAATCTGGTTCCCGTCCCAAAGGTCAGCGGCATCAGCAACGGTTTCCTTCGCCCAGGCGACGGCATTGTCTCCAATGGGACAGGCCCAGGCATTGACCGCGGCGGCATTGAGTGGAACAACATCTGCTATCGGGTCATGGGCACCAAGCTGGTGTCAGTCTCAAGCAGCGGCGCTGTAACTGTCCTCGGAGACGTTGGCGGGCCAACCACCAACCTAGTGACCTTTGACTACAGCTTCACCAGCCTGGCGGTCGCGTCCGGTGGCCGCCTGTACTACTGGAACAGCACCGCAGGGTTGCTGCAAGTCACAGACCCAGACCTGGGCTTCGTGATCGACTTCTGCTGGGTCGATGGCTACTTCATGACCACCGATGGCCAGTATCTGATCGTCACAGAGCTAAACGATCCATTCGCCGTCAACCCGCTCAAGTACGGGTCAAGCGAAGCGGACCCCGACCCAATACTGGCGCTGCTCAAGCTCCGCAACGAGGTCTACGCTCTCAATCGGCACACCATTGAGGTCTTCAACAACGTGGGCGGCGATCTCTTCCCGTTCGCAAGGATCGAGGGCGCTCAGATTCAGAAGGGCGTCATCGGTACTCAGGCCTGCTGCGTTTTTGTTGATGCGATGGCATTCCTTGGCGGCGGGCGGAACGAGGCACCCGGCATCTATCTTGGCGTCTCCGCAACGACAACAAAGGTCAGCACTCAAGAGATCGACAACATTCTTCAGCGGTACACCGAGGATCAACTGAGCACGGTAAAGCTGGAGGCCAGGAACGACAAGGCTCACGAACACCTCTACGTTCACCTGCCAGACCAAACGCTGGTCTACGACGCATCGGCCTCGCGAGAGTTGCAGGAGCAGGTCTGGTTTGTTCTGGCCAGCACCACCACCGGCATCGCGCAGTACCGGGCCAGGAATATCGTCTGGTGCTACAACAAGTGGCTTGTCGGCGATCCGCAGTCCAACGCCATAGGCTATTTGGTGCAAAGCACCGGCCACCACTGGGGCCAGCAGGTGCGCTGGGAATTCGGCACGCTCATTGTCTACGCCGAGAGCAACGGAGCCATCTTCAACAAGCTAGAACTGGTGGCATTGACGGGAAGCGTTGCCCTGGCCACGCAGGTGGTCAACGGCTTGCTCCAAGAAAACGGGTTCTTTTTGCTGCAAGAGAATGGCGAATACATCCTGCTCGAGCTCGCTGTTCCGAATTCAGCGGCACTAGGCAACCCGCAGATCAGCACGAGCTATTCGGTGGACGGCAGATCATGGAGCCAGGACAGGTTCATCTCAGTCGGCACCACAGGAGACACCAAGAAGCGCCTGGCATGGTTCCAGCAAGGCCACATGCGCAACTGGCGCATCCAGCGCTTCAGGGGCGACAGTAGCGCCCACGTGTCATTCGCCAGGCTCGAGGCCCAACTAGAAGCGCTGGCGTTCTAAGCATGGCAACCACTGCGCCGAACTCCCGGAAGCTCAATCTGACGCGGGATCAGCTCGCGCAGTTTTTGACCGACCAGCAGCAGATCAGACAGTTCGAACTGCTGTTTGCGGTTGTTGATGCTATCGGGCCTGATGGTGTGCTGGAGGTCAACATTGCCGCCGGCATTGCTCAAACCACCGCCGTGCAAGCGCTGTCCATGATTGCCTCGCTGGCGCAAGAATCAGCCATCAATGCCGCGCTGGCCGAGAACAAAGCCAATCAAGCCATGGCCATGCTCGGGAGCTTGACGGCCTCGGTCGAAGGGCTGCAGATGGCACCGCCGGCCAGAGAGTTCAAGCGATCAAGGTACGGCTCCTTCTACGACACCACCACGCAAACAGCAACGGTCATCAACACGGCCAAGGCGATCACGTTCAACGGCACCGACCTGAGCAGTGGCGTGTATATCAGCTCGCCCACCTCGCGCATCATTGTGGACAGCGAGGGCATCTACAATTTTGACACCTCGTTTCAGCTAGACAAAACAAGCGGCGGCACAGCGGTTTTTGATTTCTGGTTTCGCTTAAATGGCGCTGACGTGGCAAACAGCGCCAGCAGAATAACAATTCAAGGTAACAATGCTGAGATTTTCTCATCGCTGAATTACTTTTTTGACCTCAAGGCCAGCGATTATGTTGAGCTAATGTTCTCGGTCACTGACTTGAGTGTTGAGCTGAAGACATTCCCTGCCGCCGTACCGCACCCCGGCATCCCGTCCATAATTCTTACAGTCAACAACAACATCGAAGGTGTCCAATGACCGTAATTGTCAAAACCCTAGTGCCCCCCAAGCAGATGGAGGCCTCGCAAACAACGCAGTACACGGCAAACTCTGTCAAGGCGCTGATCGACAAGGCCACGGTGACCAACACCGACACGGTCAACCGAACATTCAGCGTCAACCTGGTGCAGTCCGGCGGCAGCGCAGGCAATGCCAACTTGATTATTGATGACCGGGCCGTAGTGCCAGGCGAGACCTACTTGTGCCCGGAGCTGGTCGGCCAAGAGCTCGACGCCGGTGCATTTATCAGCACGATTGCCAGCAACGCCACGGCGCTCACGCTGCGCGTGTCAGGCCGCGAAATTACGTCCTAAATGGATCGCAACATGAAAGAATTTATGGTCATCCCCAAGGGCTTTGCAGGCCTGCCGATGGGCGAGGAGTTCATCAGCACAGCCGAGAACAAGAAGAACACCGATACCGTCATCGAGGACTGGATGCTCGGCCCCGAGAGCCCATCCAACGAGCCAACGGCCAACAAGGTCTATTGGGTCGCTGTTGGCAAGGCGATGCAGGTGGACGAGAAGGAGGCTCGCCGCCGCCGGTGCTCGAACTGCGAGTACTACGACAACAGCACCATGACGCAGGCTAAAATGGAGCGCATCCCTCGCAACGACTGGGACACCGAGGCCGGGTTCCGAGGCTACTGCAACAAGTTTGAGTTCATCTGCCACGACTTGCGCGTCTGCCAGGCCTGGGACGAGCGTGAATTTGAGATGGAAGATTGACGTTGTGACCAACCTTGAATGGCTCATAGAAAACCTGCGCAAGGTTTTTCTCTTGCCCGAGCCAGCCATCGAGTGGCTGGTGATGGTCTATGACGCCATTCAGGTCTTTGATGACATTGCAGACGGCGATGCGGTCAAGCGCAAAGACTTAAACGCTACCATCTGGAATGTTTTCGTAGGCATGCCGCAGAACCAATTCTTTGCCGCCAACTCGCACCACCTGGTGCCAATGCTTGCGGTCTCGGTCTTGAAGTGGCAGGCATCAGACAGCGCCGAGCGCAGCGGGCATGCAGATGCAAAATCCTTCATTTGGCGAGCCGGGTACTATGATCTGATCCTGATGGCTGTTACGCTATCGCATGGCTCGGGCTTCGCAACCAAAAACGCACATCTTGTCATGAACCTGTACGGCGAGAAATTTGAAGATTACATGAAGGAGTTCGGCAATGCCTGATCCAGTAACCGGAATGATTGTGGCGGGGAGCCAGCTGGTCGGCAGTTCGATGCAGGCTAGCGCAGCCGGTGACGCCGCCGCCGCTCAAGGCGCTGCATCCCAGGCCGGCATTGAAGAGCAGCGCCGCCAGTTTGACGAGATGCGCAAACTCCTGCAGCCGTACACCGAAGCGGGCATTCCGGCACTGGAGCAGCAGCAGACATTGCTAGGCCTCAGAGGGCCAGAGGCAGAGCAGGCCGCCATTGCCAGGCTCACCGGTGGCGAGACATTCAAAGCACTGGCTGCGCAGGGCGAAAACGCACTGCTACAGCAAGCATCGGCCACTGGCGGGTTGCGCGGCGGTAATCTGCAGGCCGCACTAGGTCAGTTCAGGCCGCAACTCCTGTCCAACCTGATTGAGCAGCAGTACGGACGACTCGGCGGCATGACAAACCTGGGCCAAGCCTCCGCCGCTGGCGTTGGGGCAGCCGGCATGGAGACTGGCACCAACATTGCCAACCTGCTCGGACAGCAAGGCTCCGCAGAGGCTGGCGGTATCCTTGGCGAGGCCAAGGCCTATGGGCAACTGTTCAACTTGCCGGGCCAGATCGTTGGCGCTCAAATCGGCGCTGGCAAGAAGCCAGGTTTTGGGTTCTAAAGGATAAAAAATGGCAGGCATCAATCCATTCCAACCGCCGATGAATTACGCAATAGACGTGCAGAGCCCATTTGAGGCGGCACTGGGCGGGTTCAAACTTGGCGCTGCTGGTGCAGAGGTGCAGGCGCAAACGCAAGCGCGTGAGAAAGCTAAAACCTATCAAACTGGGATTGATGCTTTTTTCAAGAAACCGGCCGCAGAACGCACTTATTCTGACATTGAACCTCTTCTAGTTGGGGCCAATAAGCAGCAATTTGACGCATTGCAGGCTGTTGCTAAAAATATGAATGATGAACAGTTGAATTCATCTAAGCGTCTTTATGGTCAATTGCTTGTTTCCCTAGAGCAAAATCCAGAGACTGCAAAAACAATTTTGCAAAATCGCATAGACGCAGAGACAAACCCGCAGCAAAAACTTGCATGGCAAGATATGTTAAAAACAATAAACATATCGCCTAAAATAGCTGCTGATAATGTTGAGTTACTTGGCACTGCAGCTTTTGGAAAAGATTGGTATGAGGGCATTACAAAAGTAAGGGAAGAGCGCAGGACTGCGGCTTTGGCCCCATCTAAAATGATTGAGGCTAGGGCAAAGGCTGACCAGGCCGTAGCAGATGCAACCACGGCCCAGGCTACTGCTGGCAACGCAGCGGAAAAGGCAACAGCTGACGCGGCCAGAGCAATGGCGGAAGCACAAAAAGCGGCGGTAGATGCTAAGTTTACAGAACGAAAAGAACAAGCGGAGATTGACAAGTCAGCCGCTGTTATACGCAAGTCTGATGCAGACATTATCATTAACAGAGAGAACGCTCGCATTGCAGCGCTTAACGCAGCACAAGCCAAAGAAACAAACGTACTTCGGCGAGATGAATTGCGGCAAAAAATTGATGATGCAAAAGACAAGCGAGACACTGCAGACAGGGATCAACGAGCAACGCTTGCCAGTCAATCGGCAGACATTGACAACTTCATCAATACAGCCGAACAAATCAAGCGGACACCAATAAGCATTATTAAATCTGCAACTGGGCCAATAGCATCAAGATTGCCAACTACCAATCAGGATGTTGCCGACTTTGAGGCATTGGTTGAAACTCTTGGGTCGCAAGCATTTATTGCTCAAATACCAAAAATCAAAGGGACCGGCACTTTAACTGAAAAAGAAGGCGACAAGTTGCAAGCGTCTTTGCAGAATTTGAGCTTGAAACAATCTCCAAGCCAACTTATTGCAAATGTCACTGAAGCAGTAAGATTAATGGAAATTGCAAGAGTTAATATTGCAGCTCGCGCAGGATTGCCTGCTTTGCCAAGTGATGTTCCAGCAAAACAGGAAGTTTTTGTTCCACTACCTGATGGGACAAGAATCAAATTTCCTAATCAAGCTGCTGCCGATGCTTACAAAAAAGCCGCGGGGATTAAATAATGGCAACAGACTATAAAGCACTTGCAAAGCAATTTGGCGGCATAGTTGAGCCGCCTTCTGAATCGGGAGTGCCGCCCGCCAAACAAGAAGACCTTACGGCCCTTGCGGCTCAATATGGCGGCGCTGTTGATGTGCCAGCCACAACCGCAGCCGGCGCGGCTGGAGCGGCTACAAGAGGCTTGGCTTTGCCGGCAGCTGGTGCGACACTTGGCGCAATGATCGGCGCACCGTTTGCTGGCATTGGCGCAATCCCAGGAGCTATTGCCGGTGCTGGTGCCGCTACCCTTGCGGGAGTGCTTGGCGATCCGATTGTTGGCTCAATCAATAGTCTATTCGGAACAAAATACACACTGCCCACCGATGCGATGGAAGACTTGTTGACCCGCGTTGGCGTAGCGCAGCCTCGCACGGCAGCCGAGCGCATCATACAGACAACAGCGGCTGGCGCAAGTGGCGGCGCAGGCGGCGTTGCCGTAGGCAAAGCCTTGGAATCTGCCGCAACAGGGCCAGTCGCCCGGGAGGTTGGCCGTATGATGGCGACCACGCCAGGCCTGCAAACAGTCACGGGCGCAACGGCTGGTGGCGCAGGACAATTGGCAAAAGAAGCAGGGGCCGGCCCCGTTGGTCAGATTGCAGCAACCGTAGGCGGTGCTTTCGTCCCATCTATACCTACAGCATTAAAAGCAGTTGCTGGAAAAGTTGCAAAGCAGATTGCGCCACCTGGCGCCGGCATTAAAGAGCAAGGCGCTCCAGTAACGGCTGAGCAATTACGACTTGGCTACACCCCAAGTGATGCGCCAACGGTGCAAGAATCTTTACAAAGCATCAAAGCCACCATTGGCGAAAAGATTTCTCCAGAAAATCAACAGCTCATTAAACGGCAAATTTCCCAAAATCCTGATTCAGTGGAAACTGTAAAGTTTCGTTTGTCAGGCACTCAAGCGGTACCGGACAACGAAGCAGTCTCAGCCATTAATCAAGGCTGGAAGGACGGAACGATTGCCAGCATCAAGGCCGCATCCGACAAAGACCGCACGGCCATGCTCCAGATGCTCAACAAATTTAAGATGGGCGAAAAGAGTGAGGTCTATCGCACGCTAAACAGGCCGGCAGACATTCTTGGCGATACCGTGCAGGCTCGGATTGATTTTTTAGATACAACAAACAAACAAGCTGGCAAAGACCTTAACAAGATTGTAAATACAAGACTTGCCGGGCAACAGGTAGATTTTGATTCCCCTATAAATCAATTTTTAACTGATCTTGCTGACTCACGCATAAAAGTAAACCTAAATAAAAATGGCGTAGCTAAAGTTAACCTCAAAGGTTCAGCGATTGAAGGCGATACCGCTGCAGAAAATTTATTAAACATAATTTTAGAAAGATTTAGTAAAACAGATGTGCCTGATGCTCGGCGCGTACACGAAGCCAAACAATTTATTGATACAAAAGTATCATACGGTAAAATTAACCCTGCAAATGCACTGACAACAAAAGCTGAAAATATTGTTAAGGGTTTAAGGGCTAATTTGAATGAAGCACTTGGCAACAGCTTCCCAGATTACAAAGCCGCCAATGCAAAGTATTCAGACACTATCACGGCGCTGGATGACATGCAAAAGGCTGCTGGCACAAACATCAACTTTGACTCAGCAAACGCCAACAAAGCCCTTGGCACGGCCATGCGCAAGCTGACCAGCAACTACAGCACACGCGCTAACCTGATTGACTCACTCGATCAAGCCAACCAGGTGTCTGCCAAGTACGGCATGAAGCTAGATGATGACATTGTGAGCCAGCTTATTTTTGTCAATGAACTCGACCGCATGTTTGGCGCGGCTGCGCAGACTTCGCTAAAAAGCGAAGTTGCTCAAGGCGTTTTAGGGACTGGGGTTGACATTGCCCGTGGTCGAATTGCCGAAAGAGCATTCGACTTGCTGGCCGAAAAAGCGGAAAATTTACGCGGGATCAACAAAGAAAACGCCGTCAAATCGATGGAAGAGCTGCTGAAGCGTAAAGCCAACCGATGACGCTGTCGGCGCATTGCCACCAGCGCAGCCTTGAGCGACAATCCACCCAGGAAAGCCAATAAATGACCGCACTATCAATCCAACCCGCCTACCCAATCTTCACCGATACGGCGGGCCAGCCGCTGGACAATGGCTACATCTGGATCGGCACGGTCAATCTTGCTCCGCAGACCAACCCGATCAGCATCTACTGGGACGCCGCGCTGACGCAGACAGCAGCGCAGCCACTGCGCACATCTGGCGGCTACATTGTCAACTCAGGCACGCCGGCAGTAATCTACGCGGACAGCGATTACAGCATCTTGGTTCAAAACGCCAAGGGGAGTGCGGTATATAGCGCATCAGAAGCCACGGCAAGGTATGGATTTGTCATCAATGCCGGGGATGTTTCCTATTTTTCAACAGAAACATATCCGGTTGACACGGTAGGCTCTGAGCTGCAGGAAATAAATTCATCCGCTGGGGCGGCACAAGTTGGGTACGATTACCTGAACAGTTCTGCCGCGAACACGGTGGCCGCAGAGCTACGCCAGGCGCAGGCACAGGCGCAGCACTTCTGGGCGAAGTCTCGCGCCAATCAAGCAAACGTCTACATGTTTGTCACCGGCGACTCTACCGGAAATGAGACCACCGAATGGGTGTACCTTACCGCCCAATGGCTGGCCACCGAGCTCACCACGCACACCATCAAGTACCGCCTGTATGACGACACCACGGGATGGGCTGCCTACACTACGATAAGCACCGGCAGCGGTGCGCAGACAGTCTTCATTGACAACGCCAGCGTCAGCGGAACCAACACCTTCTATACAGACGGAGGACGGCAAAGCCTAATCTGGACCGGCATCAATTACGATCTGGTCATCATCAACTACGGCCACAACATTGGCACCAACGCCACTGAAGTGGAGGCGCTGCCAGAATGGGTGATTGCCGCCAGCCATTGCAGGCTAATGGCCCCGCTTGCCGGGTTGTTCATTACGCTGCAAAACCCACGCACTAGCGTTGCCGGAGCAAACCAGTCCGCACGGCTCACAAGCGCCTGGCGCAAAACTGCCGATCTGGTCGGTGCTGGCGTCATCGATGTATACACCGCATTTGAGACGTACCCAGACCCGGCAGCGCTATACACAGACGAGACACACCCAAGCGCCCTAGGCAGCCAAGTCTGGTGCGAAGAGGTCCAGCGCGTCATGGCCGAGCCTCCGCGCTACACGAACTTTGGCCCGCAAGGCGTCAACCCGCTTTCGCAGACGCCAACCAATTACATCTACAACCCTCGTTTTATAACCTGGGACACAGGCAGCAACCCTTCCGGCTGGACGTTTACCAATTGCGTTCCCACAAAGAATGTCAGCGTAACCGATGGATCGCTGTACTCTGCGCAGATCACAATTGGCGCTGGAGCAAGTCCGGTCATTACGACCGACGCAAGCCTTGCTCTTCCGCACTTGGTGGGAAAAACAGTCACCGCAATAGCGCGAGTCTGGACCCAGACCGGGCTTGGCTTGCTCGGGGGTCGCTTGGACATTACGTCCACGGATAACGTTACCTCTTCGTCTAGCTTTACCAGCTACCCCCGTGGCGCCGTGTGCAATGGCGGATGGCAGTGGGTCATCTCTACGCTTACCATTCCTCTCACGCACACAAAACTGACGGTTACCGTCTACGCTGGCGCTGCCGATGGGTCGGATGTTGGTGAAATATTCTATCTAGACAGCGTTGGCTTGTTTGAGGGTGTCCTTCCTGGCTTCCTCAGCATGGACACTGTTTCGGAAAAGTTTGTAAATGACTTCTACAACGATGACAACGTTGGCCTCATTACTGGCAATACAGGCACGGTAACGGCGGTTGCTGGCGTAATCACCCTCACGGGATCGCCAGTTAACAACTCTGATGTTTACATCAACCTCCCTGGCCTTACCCCTGGGGCCGAGTACAAGGTAACATTTTTCGCTACTGGCGCAACCGGCAACACTGCTGGCGGCCTATACATCCGCAACGGATACAACGGCGGGTCAACAACCATAACCACCGGGACTTGGGTTCTAAGTGCTACCTCAAGCACAACGTTCACCGCCCCCAACGGGCCTGTATCCGTTTGGGTCTATGGGTATGCCGGCACAACCGGCTACGTGCTTGACACTTGGGCAATCAAGCCAGTTGCATCGGGCATCTCCCCAGCCTCTAATCTGGCGCTGACCTCTGCTCGCAACGCCGATGGGTCTGTGGCTACGGCAAGCTCTTCGGCCACTACTTTTGGCATCAGCAACACACCGGGTACTTCAACTTTTCTGCTCGCTGCCAACGCACTCAGCGCCACCATTACATCCACCGTCATCTGGGAATATCAGCCTGGCAACGGGTACTTTTCGGGCCGCGATCTTAGCGTTACAGCCAATGCCTACTACAGCGGAGCAGGCACAGCAGGCACCAAAACGCTTACGCTCACAGCGTACAGAATCAACAACTTAACCGGCGCTCATGGGTCTAACCTGGGGTCGGCAGCCATCACATTGACCAACGCAGCAACGGACAATGTGTTTACGGTCACAGGCGCAACACTTGCTGCTACAGACCGGATTGAGTTGCGCCTAGTGTCTGTGCTGCAGGAGACGGCTGGGACGGCCATCAACGCTCGCATCAACTCTGTTCGTGTATCATAAAGCAAAGGAACAAGCAAAATGGCAGACTCAAAAATCAGTGCCCTCCCGGCAAGTACCACGCCCCTAGCGGGCACCGAGGTCTTGCCGATTGTCCAAAGCTCGACCACCAAGCAAGTCTCGGTGGCCAACCTGACCGCCGGGCGGGCTGTGAGTGCTTTGAGCCTGAGCTTGACCACTGCGTTGCCGGTGGCTAGTGGTGGGACTGGTATTGCTACAGGAACCTCTGGCGGCATCCTGGCGTTTACGGCGGCTGGCACCATAGCATCTTCTGCCGCCCTAACGGCCAGCGCGCTTGTGATCGGCGGCGGCGCAGGAGTTGCGCCATCCACCACCACCACAGCCGCAGGAGCGCTGACCTTCCTTGGCACGCCTTCAAGTGCAAACCTTGCCGCGCTGCTGACCGATGAGACTGGCACTGGGGCTAATGTGTTCGGCACATCGCCAACGCTGACAACCCCCACGATCTCGGGATACGTTGAGTCAGTAGCTGCGCTGGGAACGGTTACAGGCACGGCAACAATCGTCATTACGGCAGGCACAGTTGTCACCGCTACGCTGACGGCCTCAACGCCTTGTACGTTCGCAATGCCAACATCCCCCACGGCAGGGAATTCGTTCATCCTTCGCTTGACCCAAGCAGCAACAGGCATGACCACGGCCACCTTCACCGGCGTCAAATGGCCCGGTGGCACTGTGCCAACAATCACGGCAACAGCCAGTGCAGAAGACATTCTCAGCTTTGTCTACATCGGCACCAGCTGGTACGGTAACGCAGCCCAGGCGTTCGCATAATGTTCGCAGCACTCAACTCCTTCCTGACCCGTGCGGTGACGGGGTACTTCCTGAACAAATCCCTGCGCTTCCGGTCTTCTGCGAGTGCGTATTTGAACAGGACGTTTGGGACTCCTACCAACAACATCAAATGGACTTGGAGTGGGTGGATCAAGCGAGGCAAAGTAAGCGGTTACCAAAGAATTTTTGGCGTTGGTTCAGATGCTTCTGGCATAGATCAGGGGTCTTTAACTTTTGATACGTCAAATGTGCTTGGATTTTTCCAAGGCGGTGGCGGTGGCGGTACAGAAGCTTATTTAGTAACAAACGCATTGTATAGAGACCCTGCCGCTTGGTATCACATAATGCTTGTATATGATTCTGCTAATGGAACATCTTCAAGTAGAGCACTGCTTTATATTAACGGTGAACAAGTAACTTCGTTTTCAACTGCAACATATCCGTCAGCTAGCCTTGCATCAAAAATAAATGCAAGTGCTGTAGCTCATGCAATTGGTGTTCTTCCAACGTCCCCGTCTAATTACTTCGACGGCGAAATGGCCGAGGTCAACTTCGTAGACGGTCAAGCTCTGGCCCCCACAGCCTTCGGCGCATTCAGCACATACAACCAGTGGCTTCCCATCCGATACGCCGGGACATACGGGACCAATGGGTTCTATTTGCCGTTCACGAACACCGCCAGCACATCTACTCTGGTAGCAGACTCCAGCGGCAACGGTAACAACTGGACATCCAACAACATCAGCCTCACAGCCGGGTCCACATACGACTCACTGACTGATGTGCCGACACTGACTTCGGCTACGGTGGCGAACTATGCTGTGTTGAATCCGTTGAGCACAAACCAATTTGGAGGAAGTTCTACCATTACCAACGGCAATTTGACCGTAGCTGTTCCATCATCTAGTGCTTCTGTTGCATTTGCAACTATGCCTTGTTCAAGCAAGAACTACATGGAAACGCTTGGGGGGTCATTTGGTTCTGGTGTTCTTGCAGTTCAGTGTTTTAGTTTGTCTGGTTTGCAAGGTGCTGGGTATTATTCTGACGGACGTTTCTATGTAAACAATGTACAAATTGCAACGTATGCAACGTTTACCGGGGCGGATGTAATTTCCTGCGACGTAGACACATCAACCCGGCAGATTAGGTTTTACAAAAACAACACGCAGATTGGTTCCACTGCAACAGCTACCGGAACAGATGCGTTGTACTTTGCTGTGAGTGGGTCGGGCGCAGGCAGCGGGTCACCATCTACAAGCATGAACTTCGGCCAGCAACCCTTCACCTACACCGCCCCCAGCGGTTTCCTCCCACTCAACACTTTCAACATCTAATCATGGCAACTACATTTGCAGTACCTGATGGACGAGTGGCGATGGCTGCTACGCTGTATACGGGGACGGGAACTATCTCCCAAGCGGTAAGCAATGCTGTAAACACGGTGTCGTTTCAACCGGACTTGGTGTGGGTAAAAGCCAGAAACGCTAGTGCTGCTAATAGCTTGTATGATTCAATTCGGGGAACAAAGAAATTCCTAGCTTCTAACACAACTGATGCGGAAATAGACTTCTCTCCGTATGGTGTTACTGCGTTTGGTTCTTCTGGGTTTACTGTAGGCGATATATCGTCAGGGTTTTATTACTGCAATGGAGCATCTGGTGGTGCGCAGTCGGGTACACCCCCAAACTACGTCGGTTGGCAATGGAAAGCCGGTGGCACAGCGGTCAGCAACACTGCGGGGACTATCACATCAACAGTAAGTGCTAACACCACTGCTGGGTTCTCTGTTGTGACGTACACGGGCACAGGGGCTAATGCTACGGTGGGGCATGGGCTGGGTGTTGCTCCAGCAATGATTATTGTTAAATCAAGAAGCGCATCGGCTACCGATTGGCGAGTGTTTGCTTCTGTATTAAACGACAATAGCAAATGGCTTGCGCTCAACACAACAGAAGCCGCAACAACTGAATCTGGATACTGGAATACAGGCGTAACATCTTCTGTGTTTGGTCTTGGTGCTTATTCATATATAAATGGTTCAGGCTCAACTTACGTCGCATATTGCTGGGCACCGGTAGCAGGTTACAGCGCATTTGGTAGCTACACGGGCAATGGTAGTGCGGATGGTCCGTTTATCTACACTGGGTTTAGGCCACGGTTCTTGATGATTAAAAGCAGCAGCG